TTAAGCCAAATTAATAAAGGTATCTATGCTCCAGAAATGCCTAAGTTTAATATTCCAATGGCTAATTACACCAAGATTGCAAATGCTGGGACACAAAGTCAAGTTTCTTCATCTGAATCTACTCATAATTATAATTTCTACGTCGATAACTTTATTGGTGAAACTGAATGGTTTAATTCAATGATGAAGGAATATAATATGAAGGTCGTCCCAGCTAATCAGAAGCAGGCTGGGATTGAATCTAGGGTCATTAAAACCTATAATGGTATAAATAGGGGTATGTAATGGCTTTAATAAGTTTTTTATCATTAAATGGAGAAGAGATAACAGAACAGGGACGAACTATTTCCGATTCTGTAAATATTGGGGCATCAGAGGTTGAATTAGATGCCGGGATAGCTAAGAGATATATTAAAACTAATAAAAGAACATTTTCAATAAAATGGGATTGGTTGCCATCAATTGAGGCTCATACTATTGATAGTAGAAAGGCAAGAAACTATCTTAAAGAACTCGCCTTTACTAGAAATAAAATTCTAGTAAATATTAAAATGGATCATAATGAAAATGCTGAATCTTTTTATGTTTACATAAATGATTATTCTGAAGACCTTATTAGAAGAGTAGTCGAGGATGCTTGTGATTACTATAATGTAAACATGAGTTTTGAGGAAGTTTAATGGCAGACGGCGATCCACAGTATCAGATTAATGAACAACTAACTGGTATTCGTTTTTATAACGGAACACCATTAATTGGCATTTCTGCATCCTTCACAATTGAATCAAATTTAACAGCTTCTGGTGGTCCAATTCTTAAAATATCAGCAACATCGCTGTCTGGGTCTGCAACTGTTTCTTCAAACAGAAGAGAACTCTTCATGGCATCAGCAAGTTTGGGTTCTACAACAACATCACTCGCTGCAGCAACAGAAGTTTTAAAATTTATTGCGTATCTATCTGGAGAGGAAACTACTGTTGTTTCTGCTAAAAAGTTTGCTAAAACCTCTGTTTCACTATCTTCATCTGCAACAGCAACCCCATTAGGTAGAAGAATACGCTTTTCAAGTGCATCAATATCCCCAACATCCAGTCTTACAGCGGGGGTTGGAAAGGTTATTGGAGCATCAGCAAGTTTAAGTAATATATTATCAATTAATATATCTGATCCACTTTTAATAAATACTATTGATATACCAACATTATCATTATCAACATCACTTCTTATAGCGGATTTAATAAGGTTTACTCCCGACTCAAGATATCCAGGCTCAATACTGACAATGTTCTTGCTAGATGGTCAACCATTAACCTCACAAGGACGAACATTTTCTGATTCTATTAAACAAATATATACTGAGCAAAAAAATTGGAATAACACAAAATCTAGATATTATAAAAGAGATTCTGCTGGCAAGTTATCATTTAAACTTGCTTGGGATTGGCTGCCAGCGGAAAGAGAATTTACTATTGATAAAAGATTCGCTAGAAATTTTATTAAAGAAAAGGCAATGGATCCAGATATACATACACTTACTGTTATATCATATGGGACTGATCCAGAAGATATCTTTGAAAAAACAGATTATAATGTATTTATAACGGGATATAATGAAGATCTAATTAGAAGAGATCTTCAATCTGGCGTATACCTGTGGAAATGTGATTTGGATTTGGAGGAGGCATAGTGTTAACAACAGATATTTATGGCAAACCACTATCAAACTCTTTCTACACAGCAATTGATTCGTATGCCCAGAAGGTCAAACCGAAAATTATTATTACGTTTCTTGATAGTCGTCATATTGATAACTTAACAGTAACAACAAATGATACGCACCCATCGAACAGCAAGGGTACATATCAAGAACAGATGTCTGGGAATACATCTCAAATTGGTTACTTCTTTTCTCCAGAACAATCTATGAACGGTATTGAGCGTCAAGCATACACTTGGGCTGTTACTGATGATTATGATAAATATGGGAACACTATAAAAGCTGATGGAAATTGGCACTGCATGCCAAGCGATTTAGAAGATAATTATGAATTTGGGTGGAGAGGAAATACTGCAAGCACATCAAATTCATATGTCGATGGTGGATACGCTCTAACCAATACATATATTGAATATTCTTTTACACAGCGTAAAGTCAATAAAATTAAAATAAATACTTCTGAATTTAATGGGAAAATTTCTTGCTATAGAATCGATGTTTATAATAATTCTTTATCTTCTTTTTACAATACAACATCTACATTTTCAATTGATGAATATTCAAAAGAACATTTAATTCCTTCATCGCTTTCAAATGATGTTGATAAAATTAAAATTACAATTTATAGTACTCAAAATCCAAATGATTATCCAAGAATAAATGAAGTCATACCTCTGTATGAGGTCGATGTTACTGATTATGTTGTTAATCATTCAATTGAAAGAAGCGGGGAACTTTGGGAGAACTCAATCCCCATTGCTGGCACAGGGTCGTCCAGTGCATCAATAACTCTTGATAATACAACAAAGTTGTTTAATCCTTTTAATACCCAAACTGGGTATGGAAAATATATGAAAAAGGATTTAAAAATTAATATATACAATGGCTGGAGAGTGTTGAAAACTAATAATGTTTTGATTACTAATAAATTAGCTATTGCAATGAACACATCCGTTACTACAATGACTTTGCATGATGCATCTGATTTTTTAAATGGTAATTCTACAAATACCTTTACCGTAACAATAGCTCCGAATACGATTAATGAAGAAATTGTTTTATGCTCATCACGAACAGATAAAACAATTACAATACTCCAAAGGGGATACGCTGGTACATCGGCAAAATCTCATTCGGTAAATGACACTGTTCAGTTTGATCCTTATGAATATGTCAATGGCGGTGAATTTTATGTTGATGAATGGTCTGGCGGATCAGGTATGCAGGTATCTATAAAATGTCTTGACAAAACTAAATTTTTAACAGAAAAACAGATTACAAAAGGTTTCTATGTCCAAAACTCAACAGTTGGAGATGCCATAAAGAGGATGTTGATGATGAGTAATATTCCTAAAACTCAATTATCACAAATTGTTCCATATACAACATTTTTGAAAGAAAATGCAATTGCAGCTTATTCGTTTTCAATACCTGTGCAAAGAGATGAAGATACAGTTACACCAGGGAACGGGTTGAGATGTCGAATTTGGAAAACACCTATAAATAAAGAAAATGAAGTTAAAGATATAAAAGCAGATGCATTGGATATTGTTTTAACAGATTATGATAAAGCTATGGGGGCTAAACCATACATCCCTCCTACTTATATTTCTTACAGCAATACAACATCAAATCCAATGAATTCAAATACAAATCTTGCAGTTGATATGCAAAATTTTTCATTCCCTAATGGTTCATTAACAGAAAGTGAATACTACAACGGGGTTATTGATGGATACTATATTCCAACGACAAGCGGAAATCAAGATTTTGAATTAATTATTAAAAATGGTGGAGCAAGAATGTATATTGATGACACTGTTGTTATTGATAGTTGGAATATGTCTGGCACACCTGGTATATCAAGAACTCTTTCATCATATGACTATATGGGTCGCCATCTTGATTTGGACAGTGGTATACCATATAAAGTTAGAATAGAGTTCTATCATAAAAATGGTGCTAAAGATACTAGCAATTCTTTATATCTAGCCCTCTACAATAGTGTTGTAGGAGATATAAATGGTTCTCAACAAATTTTAATTAATGATTGTTCAACCGTTGTGGTTGAGGATATTGTCGGTTCTAGAAATACTACATTTACTAAAACTTTAAAAAATAGAAATCATTACAAAAATAATGGCCTTTACTCGGGCACTGTTGATTTAGATAAAATAACTGGCCTAGTTTCAGAGCCGAAAAATAAATCAATCTATATTCATACAGATGGACTAGTAACAATTCCATATGATCAGTCATTAAATTTAGCAAATTCTAATTCATCAAATTATACTGGTGAATTTACATATGAGTGTTATGTTAAATTCCCCAATGGAGCTTTTACGGGGGATGGAACATATTTAACCAATGAAACATCAGTTGGCGGGACTAATTATGGATTTTCATTCTTTTACAACAATTCTGGTCATGGTTATACTTTACATACACCATCTGGAAGCAAAACTGTCTCTTCAAATACTGGTATAGATTCTGACAAATGGGACCATTTTTGTATCACATATAAAGATTCAACATTGAAGTATTATCATGAT